AAACATACTCTGAGGGATATAGGTATATACTGAATGCGTCAAACTCGTCATTACTTAGTCCGACTCTATATGAAAATCTTGCTACTTCTAAGAAAGCACGTTGCAACGTCTTAAACGGACGTAACGCTGAGTTACCTCTATTATCGTAAGCATCCGATGCATCGAAGTCGTCGGGGTTGACGTATATAATACGACCAGTCCTCGACGTGATGATATTTTTAAGACGTGTTAATGCCATCTAGGTTTCCCTTATGTTCTATTTATTATGGAGTCGCACCACCTTGACCAGAATCAGCGGTCTTAGCGTTACCTAGTACAGTGTAATCCTCAGAAACAGATTCAAATCCTTGTACTTGGAATGCAATGTTAGTATCTGATGCCCAAACGATCAGATTTTGCCCAGGTCCCACTACAACACCAGTTGTTCTGTCTGATGAGTTTGCAGCGATTGCCTTGCCATAATGTATGTAATCCTCAGTCTTCACATATGTTGTTGATGTTGCACCAATACCATCACCCGCACCAATACCATCAGTTGCGAATGTAAGGTTAGGAGCACCACCACCACCTAAGTTAGCGTCAGTTACTGTTAATGTTTCACCGTCTGCATAATTCTTTCCACCATTTACGAGTGTTACAGTCGCTGCACCTGTGGATGCTGCAACTACAATATCAACTTTTAATCCTGATCCTGATCCACCTGTGGGAAATAAACCAGAGTATGTTCCAGCAGTTCTACTTGCATTAGCAGCACCAACTGTATCAATAGCAAGAACTTTACCAGATACAACTTCTGCCATAGTTCTGTTAGCATCAACAAGTGTAGGTGTATCATAAAGTTGATCCCCTACTGCAAATGCTTCTGATCCTACACCCAGCGAGATTTTTAACTCGTTAAGTGTTGGATTCCATTCGTGTACATATCCATACTTACCAACAGTAACACCGTTTGCTTGTACAGTATATGTTGTGCCACCAATTTCAAATGCTTGTGCTGCTGCCCATGGTTCTCCTGCTACATCATAGACATATATCTCTTCGTAGTCAGGTGTTAGTGTTGTACCAATTTGGAAACCATAGTTCGCATTAGCGTCAGCAGTGTTTGCTACTGCTGGTTCTGCGTATGAATATAGTGATAATGGTGTACCTGATGTAATAGTAATTTCTAAGTATGCACCCGCTTGACCAGCAGTTCCAACTTTCGTTACACCAGTTGTATATTCAGCACCTGTTAGTGTCTGTGTACCATCTGCCTGTTCTGATAATCTGAATGGATGACCAGTGTTTGAACTATCTGACTGATCATAACGATAAGTTCTCTCATTGTTATGATTAGATAGAGTCAAGTATTCATATACACCACCTATTGAACCTTCTGCGATAGTAAATCTATCTTGGTTAGTAATAGAGTTAGAACCTTGTGTTACGTTAGAACTGATAGTTGCATTTGAAGTTCCACCTTGAAGACCCTCTGATTCGGTGAAGAAGTTAAGATAATAATCACCAGCGTCAGTCATTTGTGTAACTGCTGATCCATCGGTATGGTCAACTGCTGATGTACCATACTGACCACGAACAACTGTTAAGTCGTTACCAGCAACTGTTGTTACTGATAAAATTTCGTTACCAATACGAATGAAACTACCTTCTAAGAATCCAGTAGCATCAGTAAGAGTTAGTGTAACGTCAGCAGCAGTATATGTTGCACCTTCGTTAATTGTTGATGTAGTTGCTGAATCAATAAATGACTTAGCATACTGTCCACCAGGGATAGGACTTGCTGTTGTACCATATACACTACGAGTAACAGTCAGGGTGTTAGTGTTTACATCGATACCACCAGTGTCAATAGTAATAACTTCGGTTCCTGTTGCAGTAGCATCCTCTGAAAGCATTAACTTAGTGCCCTCTGCTAAACCTGTGTTACGAGAAATTTGAACTGATGTTGCATTTGATGCTACGTCTGGTATGGTTGCATATATTAATCCAGTTGTAGACTCGAACTGTTTTAATGTTGCTGAAAATGTTGAAACTGCCCCAGTAATTGTTTCACCATTTTGGAATGTACCTATTAAAGTCTGAGAATCTCCTTCAAAGTTTGCTACTTTCTCTACCTTTACATATCTGTTTATTGTTGCAGTGTCCTTATATACATCGAGTAACTTTGCTCTTGAACCAGACGGTGAGTTAATTTCAGCGTTTGGTGATGCTGCTGCGAATGAAATCCCAGGTGTTATCTTCAACTTATATGTTGATACTGGGTTTCCTTTATTAAATATCAAATTGGACGGTTCATCACCATCTAATTTAAGAATCTGATCATAATTACGAAGTGCAGCACGATATGTAACACCAGAACCACTTATATTAGTTGCTGTGAGTACTGTTGATGCTGTTTGGTCAATCACACTTCTGTATAAAAGTGTATTAGTCGTTGCGCTGGGGTTGCTTGCAGCGAGTCTTCCTGCTGTCATTTTAAATTACCATCCTGACTGGAAAAATGTTTGAAGTCGAAGTCTACCTCCGAATGTTGGTGCTGATAATGGTCCACCGAAACTAACACCCACTGCATCAATGTTGTTAGTAGAAAGTAACGTTGCATCACCGTCTGGGAACGCTATGGTTCTTGCACCTGTGATGTTTGTAGCATCAATAGTGATGACGCCATTGACGTCCTCTGGATTATTGATCTTCATGTTCTCCATCGTCTTAGCATTAAGAGTTTGTGTTGCTCTTTCTGCTACTAAAACGTTGGCATCGGTACCATTATTTAGAGGTGCTAACAAACTACCTTCTGGGAAGGTAAAGTTAAGGTTTGTATTACTATTTAGATTAGATAATTCAAACGTAATCTTCTTACTTGCGTCTCCTATATCTTCAAAAATAGCACCCTTATAAACTTTGTTAGTTAAAGTTTGTGTTGCTCCTGTACCAACCACTGTAACGTTCAAATCAGGGAACGTAACTGTTCTATCCTGTGTTATACCTGACTGATCAAATATAATGTACTTGGTTGGGTTATTCTCATCTGTTGATAATGTAGTAGAGAACGTGGGGTTAACCATGTTCTTGTTAAACAAGTTCTGCTCTGTTAAATCATCAATCAGAGTGGTTTGAGCAGTTGCTGCTCCTGCATCAGGTAATTTATATAACCTTACCTGTGGTGCAGTCCACGAGTCACACTCAAATCTTGCTATCTTTGCAGTATCAGTAGAACCTGTAATACTAAGATCATTATCCTTTATAATTACAACTTTATTCGTTATTGTCTGGTTTGTGTCAGTAGCGACAAATGTAGTAGATGTATTTGCTCCTAGATTAGGAAAGTCAAATCTCTTCGTACCACCCGCAGTAGAAACTGTACCAACGTTAAAGAATACTCTCTTTCCTGATGACTGGTCATCTTCAAAGAATAACTGGTTATCTCTAAAAACTGATGGACCGTCAACAGTAAAGAAACCACTACCTTGTGGTTCTATCTCTACGTTTGAGTTTGCACTTGCTGTATCATTACCCGCTATGGTCAGTGTAGATGAACCATCTTGGTTCGCTGAACGTGAGTAATATAATGACGCTGTTCCAAACGTCATACCAATTTCGTTTACTGTGCTCTGGTAAAATCCAGTGTCCCTGTCCAAGTTGAAACTTAGACCTGGGGCGGTGCTTGACCCCGCACTAATCGATCTGAATAATTGGTTGACTTTTGCCTTACGGTTAGGAATCAGAGGATCACTAATAACAATAGGCAGAACTGCTTCACCAGTTACTAAATCGTCAGATACAGTTTCAAGTTGTGATATTCTTTTTGTTCCCACTATTATCAGACAATAGGTTGTTCCAAGTTATTTATACGATTCGGAAAAGTAATCCTCACAAGAGCACACAAGATTACGATCACCGTAAACATTATCTATTCTTGATACTGCTGCCCAGAACTTATCCTCTTGTTGAACTGGATATGCTGCTTCTTCTCTTGTGTACGGATAATCCCACTCGGTTGCAGTACATACTGCTGCTGTATGTGGTGCATTCTTCAATAATGCTGGGTTTTCATCTATCTCACACCTGATTAGATTCATTGCTTCACCAAATCTTTCTAACTCTTCTAGTGACTCACTCTCTGTTGGTTCTACCATTACAGTTCCAGATACAGGCCATGACAGGGTTGGTGCATGAAATCCATAGTCCATCAGTCTCTTAGCAACATCTTCTGCTGTAATACCATCATATCCTCTTATATCAAATATACACTCATGTGCTACTCTACCATTCTTTCCTTTATATAATACCTTAAAATAGTTGTCTATTTTCTTAGATAACCAGTTTGCACTCAATATAGCAACTTCACTTGCTTTTCGTAATCCATCTCCACCCATCATACGAATATACATCCATGTTATTGGTAGTATTGATGCACTACCTTGTAATGCTGATGATACACGATGATTTATATAAGGTTCAAGATACTTAGTTGCACAAATAGGTCCGACCCCTGGTCCACCACCTCCATGTGGTATACAGAATGTCTTATGTAAGTTTAGATGCATCACGTCAGCACCAAATTCCCCTGGTTTTGCTAATCCAACCTGTGCATTCATATTTGCACCATCAATATAGACTAATCCACCATTCTCATGCATAATGCCACATATCTCTCTAATAGTGGTTTCAAACAATCCATGTGTTGACGGATATGTCAACATACAAGATGATAACTCGTCAGCATGTAGTGCTGCTTTCAATCTTAGGTCATGAATATCTATCGACCCCTGGGAGTCAATTTTTACTGGGATAATTTTTAACCCTGCCATGATTGCAGAAGCGGGATTTGTCCCATGAGCAGACTCTGGTATCAAACATATGTTTCTTTTATCGTCTCCATTATCTCTATGGAATGCCTGTATTGCTAACAGTCCTGCATACTCTCCCTGTGACCCTGCATTAGGTTGTAATGATACAGCATCAAATCCTGTGATATCTTTCAACCATGTCTCTAAATCTAATATAATCTTATTATATCCTCTATGATGTGCCACAGGTGCAAATGGATGTACTCTTGCAAACTCCTCCCATGATACAGGCATCAACTCTGCTGCTGCATTTAATTTCATAGTACAACTACCGAGTGGCATCATACCATGTACTAATGAGTAATCTTTTGATACTAACCTTTGCATATATCGCATCATGTTAGTTTCAGTCTGATATTTCTTGAAGACTGCCTGTTGTAACCACGGTTTAGTTCTTCTTGGTATACTCATCCAATGATATAGTTTATAGATGTCATGTACATGATCAATAGTATCTGCCTTGTTCTCAAACTCTACCTGAGTGCTAACGATACCCGCTAGTTCTGGTAGTGTTGTTCTTTCATCAATAGATAGTATATTCCAACCATCTTCATATCTAATAGTGATATGATCTACTGATAAATTAGACTTCCACCTAACAGTATCAAATCCTTCACTATCATCAGTTTCATACCCACACCATTTCAATGCTGTTATTAACGTTTGTCTATATCTTAATATTCTATTTGCTATTCTTTTCAGACCTTCCGCACCATGATAAGCAGCGTAAAACCCTGCCATATTTGCGAGGAGTGCTTGGGCAGTGCATATATTGGATGTTGCTTTGTCTCGTCTTATATGTTGTTCCCTTGTTTGCAACGCTAGTCGTAGTGCTTTATTACCTTGACTATCTACCGACTGCCCTACAATACGTCCAGGAATCTTACGTTTATATTTCTCAGTGGTTGCAAAGAATGCTGCATGAGGTCCTCCAAAACCCATAGGAATACCAAACCTCTGCATACTACCAACTGCAATATCAAATCCCCATTCACCTACTGGTTGCATCAATACCTGACACATAGGATCTACGATTGCAATCTTTGTGGTGTTGAATACCTCTGCACACCTTAGTAATCCATCACAATGTCGTAGTTTACCATCATTATTAGGTAACTGTACTACGATACCAAATGCATCAGTGAAATCTTCTAATGCTATACTTGCATCTAAATCTATAAGTTGTATGTTTATATCTAACGGTCTTGCTCTTGTTCTTAATACTTCTAACGTCTGTGGAAATATCTTACTATCAACTAGAAATGTATTCTTACCTTTCTGCTGTGCCATGATCATTGCTTCGGCAGCAGCAGTTCCTTCATCTAATAAGGATGCATTTGTAATTGGTAGTCCTGTTAGTTCAGTAATTAACGTCTGATAATTAAAGAGTGCTTCTAATCTTCCTTGCGAAATTTCTGCCTGATATGGAGTATAAGATGTGTACCACGCTGGATTCTCAAAAACATTTCTCTGTATGACAGGCGGTGTAATTGTTCCATAGTATCCTTGTCCAATTAAACACCTCGTAACTTTGTTGAATGATGCTATATGTTTCAGTTCTTGTAGTGCTTCGTGTTCACTACAAGGTTCTGGTAAATGTGTGTCGTCTCCCCTTAATAGTATGGAGTCAGGGATAACGTCTCGTATGAGTTCGTCTATATTATTAAGACCCAGATCGTTTAGCATCTGAGTCTGTTCTTCTTGGGAAGGACCTATGTGCCTACCAATAAATTCTGTCATTCGGGTAACATACTTGGGTTTGCGATCTGCTCTTCCAGATCATATACTATTGGATGCATGCCTTCTAATATTAGATAACATGACCATTGATACATTTGGTCCAGAGTTATCTCTGGATTCAACATTGCCTCTGCAATTATCTCAGGATCTGTATAATCAAATCCTTCTTCTTCAAATGTGAATGGAGTTCCTTCAATCATGTACATAAGTACGACTCCGCAGTCTTTTAGATTACAGTATGCGCTAGTAATCCTGTATTTCACGTCCTTCTACCTCCATCATAGACGCTATCTGTTTCTGGATAATCTCCATTGACTCCTTAACAGTGTATGCTTTTGAACTATGTATATACGAGTGATCTTCGTAACCGAACAAAGTCCAGTGCCATGTGTGGTCATGTTCACTATACCACATTTTTATATCAACTGTTAAATTCTTTCTTGATGGAATTGAGTTCTTCTGTGACATACTGTTTTACTCCGACTGGATCGGGTTTCCAATCCTGTGGCATTGGAATCTCTGGTAGTTGTTCATTGTCTTGTGCATACTCTTTAACATATTCTGGTACAGGTAACATCAAAACGCTTGGTTTACCTTCTTGGACAATCTTTATTGTATGTCCTCTTTCCACCATTGTCAAGACCAGATCAAATCCTTCCTTAACTTCTTTAACAGATAGTTCTATTATAGATGAGTTCATTTGATGAATTCCTTCTTTTCGTAATCAAAGTTGGGGTGTGGTGCAGCAGATACTACTGGGTCTTTTGTTTTGTTCTTGATAACAATAAACCTATCAGCAGCAAATGTTCCTGCTAGATTGACTTCAATCTCATCAGTATCTTTCCAGTTAACAGTGCCATCCTTTTTGGTGTGAAGCATTGCTTCCTGTATTTTGTCAATAATTTCTTGTGTTAGTTTCATCAGAATGTGTAGGTGCGTCTTTCAGATTCTAAGTTCTGTTGTAGAAACTCAGACATTGCTGCAAACCCACGTCCACCATCTTCTGACCATTCAAATTTCACTTTCTGTGAATATCCTTCTTCATCCAATACTTCGATAGTGCGTGTGCCGAAGTGGATAAAAGCGTGTTCAATTAAATCATTCATTAGTTTAGCATAACAGGGAGTCCATAAATCTGTGTAGGTCCGAGGGCACTACCCAGAGCAGCAAGTCCAGTTCCAACTCCATAAGAGCATAGACCTGTGGTTACCTGATTTATTATAGCACCAGATCCTGCTGTGACAATCTCCCCTATGCCACCTGTCGGAGTGGCCACTAATGTCATATGTGCACCTGGGGAACCACCTGTTACTATGTCTGCCATAGCACTAGGTTGTGCTGTACCAACTGCCATACGAATTTGTGCAGGGGGAGTAGGACCAGGGAAAGGTAGATCCATTGTAACATCTACAATAGCACCTTTAACTAAACTATACTGCCCTGTGACCACACTTGTCAATGCAGAAGAGAAGATACCTACGATATCAAAACGTCCACATGCCAAGAAAGATGTGATCCAGTTTGTTTCATTTATTATCTCACCTGTTGCCTTATTAGTCAATGCCTGACATGAATTGTTTATCTCTGGTGCATCAAGACTGATAGCATTAATACCTTTCATATTAATCCTTGCACCTTGAATTGTGATATCACCCTGATAACTTATATCATGGTCTCCTGCTTTTGTCTGTACAGACTTTGCTTCTTTCTGTCCTGACTTTACATTGAAATGATCACCACCACTAGGTTGCTCTACTGCATCTGGATCATCATTACCCTGATCATTCCACTTAGAACCCTTTGCAAAGAAACTAGAATCACTTGCTGCCTTTGCTTTTGCCCCAGGTCCATTAGATGTATGCTCGTTCATTGACCCTGCAACTTCGATATGGAAGTCACCCATGACTTTCAGATAGTAGTCACCTTCAACAGTAAGAACATGATTACCCTTGACGTTCTCTACTAGGTCACGTCCTATGATCTTAGTATCATTGTTAGGTATATTATAGTGTACGTTACCACGTTTATCTTCAAATGATGTGACACCACCTGGTCCAGACCTTACTCTCTTCTCTTTTCCTGGGGTTGCATCATCTATGTCACGAGAACCATTCAAGAATGTTTGTGTCTGCATCAAGAATGGATTCATGTCTTGGAAGTATCCATCAAAGATACTTGTTGAACCTTGTACACCATCAGAATGTCGTGATCCACCACCACCGAATGAGTCAGCAGAACAGTTGCTGTAATCTCCTCCACCTGGTCCTTCGATTCCTGGGTCTGAACATTCGGTGGTGCCTAACAGTGGCATCCACCCCTTCGCCCTTGGTTTTCGACTCTTCCTCCCACACGAAGTGAACTGTGCAATGAATCCGATGATTGCAGCGATGATATCTAAAACGCTGCTGAAATTTAATGCTGAGAAATTAACAGAGAAGATGCTACTAATACCATTAGCAATCTTTGATAGATTCTTGAATGTATTAATAGCAGATAACACTGTGTTTGCTATCTTATTAAACGCTGCAAGTGCTCCACAAATCTTTGATTGAATACCCTTCATTGCTCTCTCAACGAAGTCAGTGATAGATGCCATCATGTCATCAATCTTATTCATAACAAAGTCCATGACTCCTTGCAGGAATCCTCCCAGATTCCCGACTATCCCACTTATAGCACTAAGAAATCCTGGGACTGGTTTACAAAATATATCTTGAATGATTGACTGTATGATTGCCATGATCTGTTTGACCACGATCAATGGTACGAAGTTACTGACCGCTTTCATTATAAGATCAATCGCCATTTGCATCTTCTGTGCAAGAAACTCTTTCAATGGTGCCAACATACCACTGATAGCATTAGTGATAAAGTTTGTAAGGTTAGTCAACTGATTAAGTGCTGCCTTACCCTCCATGATTTGACCTGTGATAGCAGATACCATGTTGCCATCAGAGTCCTGAGCGATAGATCCAAATGCCATACCAAGATCCGTCAACATACGTTGTAGATCCTTTTGGAATCCTTCGTTTGCTGGTCCAGTTGTACCATCAGCGATACCACCTATGTTAGACGGTACACCAATAGGGTTAGTATATACGTTAAATGGTGTCTCTACTTCTGCTCTATTAACTACACCACGAGATTGTTCTTCCCCACCTGTTGCTGATCCTGGGGTTTGACCTTGTGCTTTTACATATGGATGTCCACCAAATGCAGGGGCATTATTTAAACCTGTCTGTGTAGAAGTGTTTGTTGCATTATCATCAGCAATCTTATTGTTTGCAATGATAGTACGAGACATCTGATTTGATGATCCTCTACCTTCTGATGTTCCCTCTGCATGTCTAAACGTACGGAAAGCACCTAGTACACATGGTAGTTGTGCTTCTTCTCCATCTAAGAAGAAACCAAGAACCTCTGACCCTGGTTGTAATTCTGTTGTTGTACCACCGTTCTTAGTTTGTGGTTTGTCTGTTGGTAGTAGTACAGTTGCCCACGGTAACATTTCCGTTGGAAGTGTTTGTAAGTAACTATCTGAACCATCATCTTTTGTTCTATTACCAGTATACCAACCGATAATACGCACACGAACTCTACCCAACTGGGCGGGATCCATGTGGTCTTCTACCTCACCAATCCACCAGTGAAATCCATCTCTGCCTGCGAAGTCAGTTTTAGTTCCTAGTGACATTTGTTAAATCGTACTCCCTTTCAGTATTTAGACGTTCAAAACGGAAGAGTCCTTCCTCTTCTTCTTTACCCCATCTAAACTCTCCTGTATCTATATCTATACCAGTATCACGAGACTGATATAGAGAACCGTTAAAACATATCTCACTCTTTACTCTTGTATTTCTTAGGATGCAATCACCTCTTACTTCACCAAACCACCAACCACCATAGTAACCCCATTGTAATTGACAACCATCTGACTGTGTGTCTATATTAAATGCTGATGTAATAACTGTATGCTCATCAATATACTCACACGTTAAATGATAATGTCTATATGCTGTGTCTTCTGTCTGGTAGTTATACCACTGCTTTAAGTCTAATACATTCTCTGCAATCTTTTGGTATAACACGTTTATCTGTGGCCATTTAGTTGGGTTCGTAAATGCCTGTTTTCTGTTACGGAACTGTCCAAGTATCATGGACTCAAAAAGTGAGGTCATACCATCCAGTGATAATCATTTTCTCTTCGTTGGGTGCGGGGCATCCTTTGTGAAAATGTGTCCAGTCTGCTGGCCAGATCAGGGTTAATCCCTTGCTTGCTCTTATTTTACACTGTTGATACTCGAAGTATGTTTCACCACCTGTCTCAATAGTGTTAAGAAAAGTCATCCATGCCATGACTCGGTTTGCACACTGTGGGTGTGCATTACTTCTCTCACAGTGTAGCGAATGAAATCCACCACCGCGAGGATACCATTGTATATTGAAGTCCTCTAATAGGTCCCAGTTGATAGATTTAATAGTATGATAATGTTCAACATACTTTATGGTAACCTCTGCAAGGGCATCAATATATGCAGTTATTCGTTTGTCTTTTATATATCTAGGAATTGTTAAGTCAAGAGAATCTTTCATACTCTTGTCTATACCTTTACCTGTTTGACCTTCTTCTTTTTCAAAGTAGTCACAGGTATTCCAGAAGTCTACAACTCCATCTACGATTTCATGATCTATCTTTGCACCACCGATAAAACTCTTCGGTGCATCCACATCAATAAACATAACTTAGTCGTCGTATACTAAGCACTCTGGTTCTTCTGGATTCTGATCACAAAATAGTTCAAGTGCGTTTGGATCATGGTGATCCTCTGGATGATGTTCCTGATATTCTACTAAGTCGTGTAATTCTGCTTTTGCATGTCTGCGTGCAGCAGGACTTACTAATGGATCATGAATAATATCCTGATCCTTTTGGATGTGTTCTTCTATACTTTTCATTTTATTACTCGGTATTTACTACTATTTATTATAGCATTAGTTCTTAGTGACTGGCAAGGAACCCCTACACAAGTAAAGTTCTGTTGTTATTCCCTGTTTTTTATAGGTATGTCTTAGTCCTTTTACCAAATATTTACCAGAATATGTCTGGTCTCTTGCCACGTTTTTCTTACTCTCTTGTTTAGATGACGGTAAGTTTACTGTAATTACACACCCTGCTTTTAGTTTAGTATTTCCAGGGACTTTGATAGTAAGAGAGTGTGTATTTAATAGTGACCAACGTGCAGCAGAATATGTTGCAGCAGTTAGTACACTCTCATCTGCATCATCAGCACCACCTTTGGGTGCATTTGCTGTCTGATTATTGAACCCTGGTAGGATCTTGAACTTAGTTCTTGTAGGATATAGATTAATATATGCATTTATATGTTCTTTTCTATATGGTAAACCATCATGCAATTTAGATGCTTTACTAAATGTTTTTAATAAATTAGATACCATAGGTCCACTGATTGTTCCTGACGGTTTACCTGTCTTATCTTTATTTGCCAACTGTCTCTCAGTTAAGTTAGCGTTATACTCATCAAATGACTTAGGTTTCCATGTGAATGATGTATCATTACCAGCGTTATTAAATGTTATATCAAGGTCCTTTGATGCATTATATAACGTCAGCAACTGTTCATTAGACAATGACCCAGCACTACCATCATTAGCAGTGTATGGTACATTGAGTTTTACCCACTCATCAAATGTTGTAGATGATGTAGCACCAGCATTAGGCATGTAACTATCAGTTAACTGTGCCATGACAATACCATATGTACATTGTTTATATGCACCCTGACGTAACTTATCTAATTGGTTTGCTCTTTCTGGATATATTACTTGCTCTATCTGATAGAAATTTGTCCCTGGATTATTCTGTCCTACGTTTGCTTGTGCATAGGTGTACTTTGCAACACTATCCTGTTCACATAATCCATCCATAGATTTAAAGTTCCACCCATCTTTGTTCTCCCAGAACAAGAAACCACTTTGTTTCTTACCTTTACCACCCTGTCTACTGCCTGCTTTTGTTCTACTAACCTTATCAGACATGTAAGAAATAAGATCAACAGGTCGCCAGTTAGGTGACAATACATTTATATTTGTATGTGATTCTATATGTGTTTTCTTAGATGAGTTCAGATGATCTTTAATCATTCTCTTGACTATATCTGTCTTACCAGAGACAGGTCCGAACTGTCCAAAGGCACGGTTCGCTTCGTTCTCGTATATTTCTGGTGATGCACAATGTAGGATATACATCTTTGCTCTTTCTTGTTTTACTATACTACCTATCTTGTATATCTGTAAGGTATGTTGTATCCTAGATTTCTTTTCTGTTGTGGATTCAAATGTTAAGTGAACTATCTCACTACCAAGTAAGTTGTCATCAAACTGTACAGTATCTAAGATAGCAAAATCACATCTTATAAATGAAGAGTCTATTGACTCAAACCAGTTAAATTCACTGACGAGTTCTCTTATGTCTACCTTCTTATCTCCGATAAGAACATCAATTTTACTTAGTTTATAACTCTTAGCAGAACTCATAATATCTCCACTGGTTGTGTTGCAAGGTCAGCAAGAAGTCCGAACCTTGGTTTGATGTAATTATTTGCAGGAATCTCATATGGTGTACCACCACCTGATACAACTGGTGGTGCTTCTGCTGGTGCTGCTGATAGATCAATAGGATTTAGGTCCCCTGCCATTACTTGCATTGATGTTTCATTTGATTCTGTTGCATCTAACGCATTATTGTTTATCATGTCACCTGACATGAAACCTTTGACTGCTTCTTTTATCTGTGTAACTTTGTTTATTATCTGGTTCTTAACGTTACTTACATTGTTTATCGGTGGTGGTGTTATCTTTGCTGCTTGGAATGCTGCTTTGAGTTTATCAGAATACTCAGTTCCCTTTGTACCAAAGGAATCCTGACCTATCTTGTTTTGTGTTATATGAACCTTAGCACCCTGCCATCCTTGGTTATGTGCATACGCTAGTATTTCCATCTTTCTAAGTAAATCTGCGTCTGCATATTCTTTTACTGAGGAAAGATAGTTGTGGTTAGCGATGGTGAATCCAGCAAACAATCTCTCTTGTAATGCTCTATTGTTTCTGAACATAACACGCATGAACTTCCTAGGATCTTCATCATGACCTGGGTCTCTCATACCCATGATGCGTGCACCGTCTGTCTTAGCAAGTGCACCCATCTGGTATCTACCATCATACATGTCATTGTTACCACCAAATACTCTATACTTACCACTTGACTCTATGTCAGCAATAGTATTTCTGAATGTATCCCACATCTTTTTATTTGCACCTATCTTACTTTCAATCTTCTTATAAGGAACATTTGGTGCATTGATTGTATTACCAATCGCTTCTAATAGTCCACCCGCTGCCATAGGTGCAACATTAAATCCAGCAGACTTTGCTTGCAGCAGTCTCATGTTAGTTAACCCTGGATTCTGTCGTGTTGCTGGTGTGTCATATGGTATAACAAATGCTTGTCCAAGTGGTCCACCACCCTGTGCCATTGATGCAACATACTCTGTACCATGTCCTATGAATGATGTAGATCTACCACCATCTAATGATACAGGATATCCAGACATAGGACCTTTGATCCAACCACCCTTTGCCATCGCTGGTGTCATTATTCCCTTTTCTTTGGCATCTCCTCGTATTTCTTGTAGTTTTTCAAGATGTCCAGGATCACCTGGGTTTAATGTCTTACCAGTAGTTTCATCATAAATTGGTATATCATTATTAGGCATATTAGCAGTAAATGTCTGGGTTTCGTTACCTTGTCCGCTATTTCGATACTCACTAAAAGATTGTGCTGGTTCTTCATCTTCTCGTGGTTTTTCTAATTCTTCGGCAGGATCACCAGTAGCACCTAAGAGAAACTTCGCTAATCCTAAACCAGTAATTAAGTTCACCAGTCCATTAATTAAACCACCAACACCTTCCATAAATTGTGTCAATGATTTCTGCAATTTACCTGATTTCCAGAACTTTATAACTTTCGCTATAACAGAAGGAATACCTAACATTGCTAAGTTCATGGTAAACTTAACAAATTCAAATATCTTCTTGTATGTTTCTGGATCAAAAACTGTTGCAAGAGTATTAAGTCCTAAGTTTACTATAAAACCAGCAATCTTCGAGAAGAACTTGACTATATGTCCTATACCTTTGATAAGACTTTTCATCTTCTTGACTGACTGTGGATCAGACATCCACTTCATTACTTGATAAGTTATAAACTTACTAATAAGACCACCAAATAAACTCGCTATGTTTTCTAGGAAACCAAATGCTGCCTTCCCAACCTTTTTCATAACACCAAGACTGCCCTTCAATGCAGTCTTTAACTTACTTTCCTGTTTTCCTTCTGACTTATCATCTTTCTTTCTACCCGCTTCATTAATTAATCTTGCTTTTTCGTCTTCTCTTTCCTGCTGCTCTACTTCTAAATGCTCTCGTCTCTTATTAAGTTGCTCTTCGTAATTTGATATAGTGGTTTTTGAATATTCTTGAAATGTCTCTTTTAGATTCTGTGTAAGAATTGCAATACTATTAACAGTAGCACCTAAACTATTAAGTGCCTTAACGTTCTTAGTAAAATTGATAGTTGGTTGAGTAATAGTTTTATCCCCAACCTTAACTGTGATACCACCACGCTTGACAGTACCAGCGTTTACCATTTTGTATAGTCTTGCTTTTGCCATTATGTGAGTAAGGGACTAGGAGATTTAGTTATGTCAATAACTTTTGGTGCTGGTGCTTGTACAGAACGTGTGATGTTCTGTCTCATTACCATAATTCTTGTGGTTGTTGTAGACTCTTTACTACGTTGAACCTTTGCTTCTGATGAACCTGTGAGAGTATCTACCTTGTTATTTATTGCTGATGTTGGTGAAGATTGAACTTGTTTTGGTTTAACCCTTGTATCATTTTTAGGTTTAACCATACTTGTCATAGGTTGTACTTTCGTTGACTCTTTATTCTTAATATTATTAACCATTTCTGTATAGAGATTATTCCATACAGTTGGTTTACCTTTGATCTTTTTACTTGTATCTTGGTTTGGAGTTACAAGACCACCTTTGGAGAAACCATCAGAATCCTTTACTGTTATTGTACTTCCATCTGATTCTGTCAGCGTTGTTGTACTCTGCCAAGTGGAGTGTCCAGTATTACCACCATTTGCATCTTGAAGCATTTTCTGCATATTTCTTCTCGCTTCAAGATACTTTATCGCTGCCTCATCACCATTCTTCTCCATGACATATAGTTCGTTAAGACTATACATTTGATCGTCAAGACCACCAAAATCTAAAAGACTTATGTTCTTCCTATCCTGTGGGTTGATTCTGATGTCGTCGTCATTAAACTCTGCGTCAGTTTCTTCGATGAATTTCTTCATCTTCTCATCATTTTCTTTCTTCTTCTCTACATCTGGGTCTCTAAGTATTGGTCTTGGACTCAATCCTAATGCATTAGCAAGTGGATCTTCTACCTCTGTTAACTTCTTGAATCCAGGCAGTTTACCTAGACCTCTTAATAATTGTGCACCAATAAATTCTCCTGCCATACCTCCTGCTGCACCTGTGATGAATCCAGGGAAACCACCAAACGGTGAACCGATTGCAAAACCAGCAGCATATCCTAGTAGTCCAGATGTTGCACTTACAATAGCATTTATAGGAGACTCACCCATACCATAGTCTATGAGTCCCATGACTGCTGCTATAACTTTATCAATACCACCTATCTTTACTCTTCCTTTTGCTTCTTTCAAGAACTTAGATAGGTTTGCCATCTCTTTGCTCTTCATTGCAATCTTAACATTCTTGATTGCAAAGTCTTTTGCATTCTTTAATCCAGTCTTTGCATTTTTAAGAGACAGTACCTTCTTAATGTTAGGGTTCTTTTCAATAATAGGTTTAATAGTATTCTTTATCCTTTCCATCACAGGTTTGAACATCGCCTTCGGGTTCTTCACCATTTCTTTCAACTGGTTCATCTTTGCCCCTATCTTCTTACCCCAATCAAACACACCACCCTTTACTTTGGTTGCAAGGTTCTTCATTCTACCAATATTCTTTGATGCCCACTCACTAGCACCTTTATATAAGTTCTTACCTTTCTCTACTGTATCCAGAGCAAAGTTCTTTGTCTTACTTACAATATTCTTACCTCTGTTCCATATATTCTTACCAAAATTCATAACACCATCTTTCATCCCTTTCAGACCTTTCGATATGTTCTGGGGAGCATTCTTTACCGTAGACACTATATTATTTTTGAAGTTCTTTACCTGTTTAATCTTGTTCCCTACTTTTGATTGGATATTTCTTCTCATTCTACGAAGACGATCACCCAATGAATTCGGTTTCCTTGTTGGTTTTCCAGGTTTTCCAGGTTTTCCTGGTTTGCCAGGTTTCCCAGGAGGTCTAGGTATATTTGGTTTCCTCTGGAAGAAATTCTTGATTTTGCGTAGTGTATCACCAAGTTTCTTCATCTTCTTATAGTCACCTACAAGTTTCCATGGCATTAATAGTCTTGTTGCTGCCCATAATGACCCTAATCCACCAAATATCTGTAAAACACCAAATATCTTATCAAATGCCTTACCTATACCTTTACTGTCTGGGTTGGTACCAAATACTCTGGTGATACCTTCCATAATTTGAGATACACCAAAACCACCAATCTTTGCAGCAGCACCTACTATGGCACTTACTGCTTTTAATACTATCTGTGCGTTCTTTTGATTATTAGGGTCACTCAACCATTGAAACGCTTTATATGTTACGAATGCTGTAAATGCTTTGGTAATAAAATTGACAATAGGTGCGAAACCTTTTAGAAGTTTCTCCCACCATTTCATCTTTTTCCCTTCTTTTTCTGCTATCTCTTCACCTACTTCTTTTCCATCACCCTCTTCTTCTTCCTCTTCATCTTCTTGTGCACCTTCTGCTTTTTCGTCCTGCTTTCTTCCTTGCTCTACCAAAGGGGAGATAGGAGTTAAAGGTTTGATTAATTCTTTACGATGTTCATGCTCATCATCTAGTAATGTATCTTCTTCTGTTACTAATGCAGAAGAAATATCTGCATGAACCGACATGACCTCACTGAGATCTTTTATCTGCTGACCAAAATATGTGACTGCTCCACCCATCCTGTTCTGGGCAACTATGAGAGGACGCATCGCTTTGACCTGTGCCGAATTACCACTAGGCGGTTTGACGTTAATATATTGTCTTAGCGTTGCTGCCACTACATTGAAGTCCTATTCTTGTTCTGTTGTTTCTTAATTCGCTCTTCCTCTTCCTTCAAGTGTCCTATTAATAGGTTGACATACACATCACGTTCCCATGGAATCATATCGTTTAACTCCGTCAAACTATACTTGTGATGCTGCATTAATGCGAAGTTCGTCTTATAGTGATTCATAAGACTGTCATGCATTAATGCTATCCGAAAAAAGCAGCAAGTCCCTCCAATACTACTTCATTAACAACTTTGGTATTGGGATTTTCTACCTTCAATGTATGAGTTAATTTCGGCATAGTCTCAAAGAAGTTCTGGATCTTAGTAAACTGTGCATTATTCATTTCACCGATGAAATCAGTTGCTTCTTTCTTAGTGAAAGAATCATAGATCTCTTCTCCATCATATACTTTGTCAATACACTCTGCTGCAAGAGCAAATACATCTTCAACATCTGGATTATCCACCATATTACGGTCAACAAATGCATCCAATGCTGGATATTTCATCTGTAATTTGATGTCGTCACTCAATGGTATGATAGTCTTATGACCTTTTGGTATATTTACTTGGACTTCATTTAAGTCAAGTGTAACGTCTACCTCTGTTTTACCATCATCTTCACATACTATCTTGAACTCACTCTCTTCTCCAACTGCTTTGGATCTAATCTGTAAGAACAAGAATTCTAGTTCAAATGTTGGTAGACTATCTACGTTTTTCAAATCAGTGCAAGATTTTAATATATTCTTGACTGCCTTGATCATCTCTTTCTCTTTCTGTGTCTCCATTGCGAGATACAGTAATTTCTCTTCTTTTACGAGAAATGGTCGAAAGTTGACCTTTTTCCCTGTGACTGGTAATTTACAGTCATACTCAGGCACTACAAGTTTTGGTAATGGCATGATGAATTTATAATATCATTTATATTTATAGCACTTACACTAACCTATTTCCACCATTAACAGGGAAGTCTCCTAAAATGGTATCAAGGAACTGCGGTATGCTTGTGTCACTATATAGATCTTTTAGTGAGAATTTTGAAGGTTTTGCCCTTAGTTCCTGTGGCATGGTCTGATCCATTCTATATCTCTCGAAATAAAACGCAACATCTAACTGTACTAGGTTTGTTTGTTCGTTATTGAGTTGTAGTTGACCCACATTGAATGGAAATGCACCATATAACTTATATGCAGCAGTCTGTTGATGTCCTTTTGGTCCATTTTCAAACTTCAAGATCTCCATGTCTACAACATAGTCATCATAGAATCCTACTGTATTGTCTGAGTCTGATGCTGTGTGATTCAACCATTGTTCAAAGAAATATCTATGTCTCTGGTCTTTTGTAAGTATAAATTGTATATTAATCTCTGATGCAGTCTGTCCTGTTGCAAATCTTCTTATCTGTCCTACATTATTTAACTCACCAGTTGTTACTGCTCTACTAGGTAGAGTAATACTGTTAGCATAGTAGTCAATAGTTCTTTCTGCTTCTATTTCCTTTACTGGATCGTAAATACCTGATCCACCTTTTCTAAAAATAGGAGGTGCACTCAAATTAACCTGATATAGGTTACTGGTCATGGGCATAGTACCCGCTGACCTACCTATCATTGTCTTAAACTCTTTAAAACTATTTGGTTCCACTACAACCTACTCCAAATAAAACTACTGGGTATCTCTATTCGTACACCACCAAGTTCTCTAACAAACTGTTCAGAGGGTAGTGGAACGAAATCTCGAAGATCAACAGGAGGAACTAATCGTATATTAGATGCCCTACCTATAAAGTATTTATGATGACA